GTGCCTAACCTGCCGAACCTGCCCGGAACACTGGCGACGGCACTGCGCCACGTCATGTCCGGCGGCGCCCCGCAGGAACTCACGCCCGGCGCTACCACCACCACCGACAACGACGCCGCGTAAGCGGACGAACGGAACAGGAGATAACAGTGAACACTGACCACAACAGCATCGACATGAACACACTGGCCGAAACGCTGGCGGCTCAGGCCGAGGCGGCCCGCGCGGCGGCCGACGCCCTGCGCATGGCGGCCACGGTCACCGGCACGGCGGCCCCGGTCGTCACGCCCGACGCCGACGCCCCGGCCCCGGTCGCCCCGGTGCCCGACCCGGTGCCGGACACCCCGGACCCGGTCGGCGGTCTGACCGTCGTCCCGTCCGTCGTCAAGGGTGACCAGTCCCGAACGGAACAGCCGGTCGGCCCCGTCGACGCGGACCCGGTGCCGGACGCCCCGGCGCCCGACCCGGACCCGGTGCCCGACCCGGCCCCGCTGGACGTGGAGCCGTCGACCGTCGGCCCGACCACCTACCAGTCGACCGCTACCCCGGAGGCGCTGGCCGCGCTCCGCGACCAGCACGCCCCGGGCGCCGCGGTCCTCGACACGGACGGCACGGAGATAGTCCCGGCCCCGGTGCCTGACCCGGTGGTGAAGCCGGGCGCGTCTCGCCGGTCGCCCATGACTACGGAACAGCAGGTGCGGGCACTGGTCGCATGGGCCATCGACCGGAACGCGCCGTTCACCCGGGGCGACGCCGTCGCAGGGATGGCCGGGACACTGGCGAAGACCGCGGTCTACGAGGTGATCCCGGTCGCCGTCGACCGCGGGTTCATCATCGACCTCACGCCCGGCAAGGCCCGCGGCAAGCAGTACCGGGCGGCATAGGCAGCACGCACTACGCCCCGGGGCCATCCGGCCCCGGGGCACACCACGAGAAGGGAGATTCGCATGGCTGCTTTCGGAGACATTGAGAGGTGCCCATACTGCCGGGGATCCGGCATAGAGCATTCCCGGTTTTGGGACGACGACATCGGCGCGTACGACCACATGGAAATCCGGTGCACCGGGTGCGGGGGCAAGGGCAACCGCGTCGTGCACGAGGAAACTGCGCTGATCGACTGGATGGAAACGCGGTACAGCGATGACTAAGGCACACCACGAACAGGGAGCAGGAACGATGAACAGGAATGACAACAGGGACGACGACCTGATCACGGTCACGTTCACCCGGGCTAACTGGATCGCCACGGCCGAGGCGCTGGAACAGCACGCGCGGGCGGCGGAACAACAGGCTAAGTCGCCAGTGTGCGCCGACAACCTCGCAGAGATGTGCATTGCCGAGGTTGACCTATGCATCGGCGCCGCGAACGGCATCTACTGGGGCATCTACCAGCACGACGCCCAGCGGGAGCGGAACGCCGAGGGCGCGGCATGAGCCGGGCGCGGCAGGTCGCCGTGGTCTTCGTCGTCGGTGCCATCACCTACCTAGCGGCCGACGCCCTCGCGGCGTGGATCGCTGGAGGCATCGCCGGATAACCCGGCCACATAATCCGGTCGCACGTCGGCCCCGGTATTCCGTACGGAACGCCGGGGCCGTCGTCGTTCTGGAGATTGGGCGATGCCGGTGGCCACTGATCCGGACTCCGGCAGACTGGAGCGGACTCTTTAGCATCCAGTTGCTAAAGAGTCCGCCCGTTCCCCGGGTGTTCCGCTCGTTGCGCCACGAACGGAACAAACCTCGGGATTTTTAGCGCACCTCAGTCCGCTTCTGCGTTGGTGGTCAGTCCGCTTCTGCGTTGGGGGTCATGTCGAATGTGTCTGGCTGCTGCCCGTCGGTCAACATCTTGTTCCGCATCGCCTTCGCCAGCACGATGGCGGCGTCGCGCGTCTCGTCATCCAGTCCAAGATCGCGTGCGCGTTCGATTCGTTCCAGTGCTGACAGGGATTCCGCCATGTTTAGCGAGCGGTCGTTCTGGCTTATCTTCACCAGCGACTCCGCCATCTTCTGCGCACGGTCCAGCCATTGTCCGTACAACCCGGTGATGAACATGGCCCGATGGCTCACGTCTTGTTCCGCATCGGTTAGGTCTACGGTCATCGCCGCCTGACGCAATGCGAGGAGATCGCCGCGCACCGTGGCGAGTAGATCGTTCAGGACTAGCGCTGGGTCCCGGTCTTCCACTGGCCCCTCGCCTAGCCGCATCTTCCGCCGGGTCGCGTTGATTACCTGCGCGACTTCTTCTTCCGTTTGCCTGCGCTGGATCGACGCCTGCACGTTCGGTGCCTGCCCGCCGTGATGGCGACACACCGTTGTTCCTTTGATCGCAGTCTGCCTGCACCGCTCTACCCCACCGGAAGAACGCGACGACGCGCAGCACCGTTGGGTCTTCGTCCCATCCAGCAGGTTCCCGCCGAGATACCAGTGCCAGTCCGGCTGGCCTTCGTCCGTTGATTCGTGAACGGACCATTCGCGGGTGGTGCTTTCCTGTTTCGCTTCTTCCACCTGCTCCGCTTGCTTGGCCTTCTTCCGTGCGGCAGCCGCGATCGTGCCCATCGAAAGGTTGCTGTTCCTCTGCACCCGGTACTCCTATCGGAACGGAATAGTGCGTAAAAGATACCGCGCTCTGTCGGAATGGGTCTGGGTTTCTAAGTTCGGCTGCGCCCCGATTGCAGTTCGCGCACAGTTCGTGATACGATACGCACACATAGACACACGAACAGGAAGCAGGAACAATGAGCGGGAAAGTGAAGGAAGCACAGATGCTGGTGGCGCTGGTCGAAACCCGTGCCCACCTGAATGTCCTGAAGGAGTTTGAGGATCTTCAGGGAGTGGACCCGTTCCACAACGCAATGCGGACGCTTGCGTGGGCGGCGCGTGACCTGTGCGGGGTTGGCGCGAAGGAGTTTGACGACGCCGCAAGGGACCTCGCGGAAACGTGGTGCCTCTAATGCGCGTGCGTAAGTACGAGGACGACACCGAGTCCTTCATCGCCGTCGCAACGATGGCCCTGCCAGTCCCGATCATCTTTGCGTTCTCCGTCGTGGCACCTGCGGTGCGCGGGATTCTGGGCATCGACTATGCGTCCGAGTCCTACGGCTGGATCAACGCGCTTTGCTACGCGGTCGTCGTCGTTCTGTACGTCGGCGCCGTCTTCACCTATGCGTCGTGGCGTTCCGCCGCCATCAGCGAGGGGGCCAACAATGACCCGGCCTGATCTTGTACCGGACATGACCGTTCAGTTCGTCTGCCCTCGCCGCAAGTTCATCCGGTACGGGGTTCTGGTCAAGGTCACGCCACGGTATGCCCACATCAAGCCCCCGCGTTCCGAGCGGAACATCCGGGTCCCCATCGACGACGTGAAGGAATACAGGAGGAAGGAACAGTGAACCCGGTCGTAAACCACAGCCGCGTTGACAACCTTGTTCCCGGCACCCAGTTCCGTGGAGTCCTGCGACCTCCGGTCAGCCTGACCGACGACGAGGTCGCGGCTCTGCTGAATCAAGTCGGCTACCGAACAAGGCCGCGCCAGTTTGCGCTGCGGAACAAAGCGTTCGTCGTAGTTCTTTGGCGAGCCGGTCTGCGTCTGAGCGAGGCGCTGGCGCTAGTTCCGCACGATCTGGATCTGGGCAGTCAGCCCACGATCATGGTCAACAAAGGCAAGGGCGGTAAGCAACGTGCGGTCGGCATCGACGCCGACACCGCACTAGTCCTCCGGTACTGGCTGGAAACACGGGAGCAAATGGGATTCCCGAAGTCCGGTCCAGTGTTCCCCCGGATGGACGGCGAGCCGCTGTCTGCCCGGGGTGCGCAAATGATGATCGAACGTGCGGCCAAACGCGCCGGAATAACAAAGCGCTGCACGCCCCACTCACTGCGCCACACATACGCGGTGGAGTTGGTCAAGGAGGGAGTTCCCATGCCCTTCATCCAGCGGGCACTGGGGCACGCCGACCTGTCAGTGACCAGTCGCTACCTCATTACGATTGCCCCGGGCGAAGTCACTGAGCGTCTGAACAGGCGCGAGTGGAGCGACCGGACAAAGGCAGTTGGCGCAATGCCTGAGTCAAAAGATCTCAGTCCCGAGTCTGCGCTGGTCACTGTCACCGGGGACGACGATTGGTACGGCGGGCGTGCGATGGTCGGCTAGCCGCCGTAAGAAATAAAGTTCTGTCCGTCGAAGGGGCACGCAACTTGGGGCGTGCCCCTTCGTCGTAGTTGTTCCGCTTGTGTACGATTCCGTTCCATGTCCACGGACACACGCACTCTTGGGCTTCCAACATCTAGCGATGACCTCGGTGCAGCGTTCGATGCAGCGATGTCTGACCCCGAGGCGCTGGCTGCGTTCTGCGAGATCGACACGGCGAACGGAACAGTGCCGTTCGCCTTCTGGCCGCACCAGCGAGATCTTGTCCGGCTCATGCGCGACAACCGACGAGTCATCTGCCTGAAGGCGCGGCAGTTGGGCGTCAGCGAAGTCGCCTGCATCTATTCCCTTTGGTACGCGCTAGCCCACCCCGGCACCCTGACCCTGATCATCAGCATCGGTGATCGTGAGGCACAAGAGTTGCTGCGCCGGATCAAAGTCATGTACCAGTCCATCCCTCCTCAGTTCCGCAAGGTCTGGCGTACACACCTGACGAAGCACGAATACCAGTTCCGTTCCGCTGCTGGCGAGTCGCGCATTCTTTCCATTCCGTCCGGTGACTCTGCTGGCCGTGGTCTTCAGGCGGCACTGGTCATTCTGGACGAGGCCGCTTTCTACGAGCGGAGCGACCAGCGTCTTGCCGCTCTGCTCCCTACGTTCGCTGACTCTGGTCAGGTCTGCATGATCTCCACAGCGAACGGAATGACTGGCCGGTTCTTCTCCACATGGCAGGAGGCCGATGACATTGGGTGGGCGCGGTTCTTCTCGGGGGCGCTTGACCGCCCGGGCCGAGACGAGGCGTGGGTAGCGGAACAACGGAAATCGCTGGGCGATCTGGGTCCGCAGGAATACCCGCTGAGTTCCGACGAGTCCTTCCTAAGCACCAGCCGGAATGTCTTCGACCCCGCCGACGTTCTTGCGCTGAAGGAGTTAGTGGCTGAAGCGGCACCGTGGACTGGCGACATCTACGACGACGCATCCGGAGTTCACTGCCGCCCGTCTGATTCTGGCGGGTGGAAGATTTGGGAGTGGCCCATTGCTGGTCGGGAATACATGGTGACCGGCGACCCTTCGGGCGGAGTCGGATCATCGGACTATTCCGCTGCTGCCATCTACGACATCAAAGGATGGACGCAGGTCGCGGCCTACCACGGTCGACCGGATCCATCAGAGTTCGCACGGATCATGCGGAACGCTGGCTGGCTGTACCAGACCAATGCAGGAGAACCAGCGCTGCTGGTACACGAAGGGAACAACCACGGTCAAGCGTTGTCGGCCCTGTTCCGTGACTGGTCTTACCCGAAGGTATTCCGCCACCGCCGGTTCGACCTAGATTCCGAGCGGGAGTCACAGGCTTTGGGCTGGTTCACTACCGCCAAATCAAAGCCGATTATGATCTCATCGTTGCAGCAAGCAATCCGCGAGCAAACGATGGCTATTAGAGACACGCGGTTTTATTCCGAAGCGGGAACTTACCTTGTCGATGACAAGGGTCGCATGGAGGCTGCGCACAATCACCACGATGACGTGCTTATGTCCCATGCAATTGCGGCAGCAGTCTTGTCGCACACTGAAGTATCGACGGAACTTCCGAGGACACCTTCCAACCTGCGAGCAGCACCGTTCGCATACGCATCGTAAGGAGAAGTAGATGGACCCCGACATGATGGCGGCAGTGCTGGCTCAGGAGCAGATGACTGGCCCGCAGATGCCCGCAGAAGGGATGGACATGGACCCCGCCGTGATGGAGGGGATGATGGACACGGGCATGGCTCCGACCGCCGCAGACATGCCAGTGATGCAGGAGCCGATGATGGCGCCGCAGATTGGCGCTGACCTGCCGAGCGCTGTTGACGCTCTTGCCGCGTTCATGGACGAGGCACGCGCAATGGAACTGCGCCGCAAGCAGGAGGCCGAGGCGCTGGCGCTGGCCGAGCAGATCAAGGGCGAGTACGCGATGGCTGCACAGGTACTCATGGAGAAGGCACGCGCCATGAGTGAGTCAGTCGACGCCCCCGGTGGTCCGGTCGCTGGCCCCGGCTACGACATGCCCGCAGACGCGGCTGCCTACGGAATGATGTAGCCCATGTCGATCAAGGGTATGAAGCGGGAAGACCTGAAGGAGATGGTGCGCGAGGATTTTCTTGCCGCCAGAGACACCCGCCAGAACGTCGAAGACCAGAAGGTGCGGGCGCTTCAGAACTACTCCATGTACCGAGAGGACGTTCCGGGCGGGGGTAAGGAGGGCTTCGACCCTGCTGGTCCGTTCGGCTGGAGCAAGGTCACTGTTCCGATCATCGCATGGGTGGTGGAGACGGCGCTGCCGAGGATTGGCATCCAGCCGCCGACCATCACGGTGACTGCTCGCAACCCTGCTGCTGTTCCGTACGCAGAGGCAAAGCAACTGCGCATCCAGTCAGATCTCAGGGCGGCGCACTCCGACGAGGAGATGCTGCACATCCTGAAGTCGATGCTGCTGTTCGGTGACGGAATAGCGAAAACCCCGTGGGATCCGATCCGCAACGCGCCGTCGATCATGTCGGTGTCGTGGTGGGACTGGTGGATCAGCAGCGAGGCAGACCGCTGGCATCAGGCGGAGGTCTTGTTCCACCGGACGTGGCACACGAAGCGCCAACTGGAAACGCTGCGCGGACGGAAGAACGACGGGAAGAGTCTTTACAGCAGGGAGGCGATCGACCGGCTCATCGGGAACGTCGGGCTGAAGTCCACAAAGGACCCGACCTACATCGAACGCCGCGAGGCAGCAGGGCTGGGCGACATCCGTTATTCCGATCAGGACCGTGGTGTGGTTCAGGTCATCGAATGCTGGTACTCAGACGGCAGCCGTGTGGTTGTCGGCGGGCCCGAGGACGCGCTGGAAATCCTGCGCGTCGTGAACGAGGACGAGTGCCCGTTCCGTGACCCGGACGGTCGTCCGTTCCGCCCGTTCTCTGTGTTCCAGAACACGCCGAACATGAACCTGCCGTACAGCATCGGCTATGGAGAACTGCTGGAGAACCACCAGCGTGAGGCAACGCTGCTACGCAACCAGAACCTTGACCAAGCGAGCGGCAACCTGTTCGCCCCGATCGGGTTCGACAGCCGGAAGGTCCGGCCAGAGGAAGTGGCGCAGGCGTGGTCAACTCCGGGCGGCCTGTTCGGAACTGATGGTCCGCCGAGCGATGCAGTCGTCCGCTTCCCGCCGAGCGGATCAAGCCGCGACTTCGCAGAGAACTACGAGATCCTTCGCAACGAGGCGCAACTGGTTGCTGGCATCTCAGACTTCTCGGCCGGTGTCCAGAGCGGAACAGGGCTTGACGCCCAGACCGCGACCGGAACAATGGCGATCCTCGGTGAGAGCAACAAGCGCTTCCAGATGCTCATGCGCATGGTCGAACTCGGTATGCGCCGAGTAGCGGAGAACTTTGACTGGCTTGACCGGGCGCTGGGGAACGGAACAAAGCACGTCACCCCAGAGCCGGGGATGACGATCTCGGACAGCGCTGAGGGGATCTACGACGACAACGGAATCGTGGGCGTAAGCGATGACGCTAACGACCCTGACCTTCGTTATGAGATCACCGTCGACGCCGGAGCGATGGCACCGCCCGCCGGGCAGGAACAGGCGAAGCGAGTCATGGCAATGGTCAACGCGCTACTGATGATGCCGCCGCCAGTCCAGCCGACGATCGACTGGAATCAGGTGATGCGCCTTGTGATTGAGGCGCACGGCTACATGCCCGAGCGGATTATGAACCCCGAGCAGCCCCAGCCGCCGGGTCCAGAGATGGGCGCACCGCCCGCTCCGGACATGGACATGGGGCTTCCGCCGGAGATGTTCCCGCCAGAGCAGATGCCAGTCACGCCTGACGAGCAGGCCGGTGGCCTGCCGGTTGGTTACGGATGAGCGAACCCGAAGACTTTGACCGGGCATCAGCGCTAGAAACACTGATGAAGTCTCGCGGCTGGACAGTGACGGTGGAGGAAATCGACCTGCGCATTGCGGCGCTGGTTGAGAGAATGATTCAGGTCGACTGCACCGACACAGAAAGGGCCGCGCTTGCAGGGGAAATCCGTGGTCTTCAGTACTCACGCGACTGGCCGCAGGATGAACACACCGCGGTGATCAGGCGCGTCGTGGCCCGTAACACCTAACACGAAGGGGGCCGCGCCGAGGACACTGGACTCAGCACGACCCCCTCACACACACACCACCACGGGGAACAGGAAAACCGTAGGGCGTAACTAGAGACTACCAAACGAGGACGATCTTTCATGGATGACGAGGACTTTCAGCAGGCAGTAGAAGACAACGATGGTGTCCCTGTCGCTGAAGACGCCCCGGCCGACGACGTTCCCTCATGGCTTGACAGTGCAGACGAAGACCAGCGTGAGTTCGCCAAAAGCATTGGCGCTTACGATGACCCGGTCCGTGCGCTGAAGTCGGCTATGGGAGCGGAGCAGGCCCGACGCGCATCGCAGTCAGAGCGCGACGAGTTGCGTGCAATGCTTCAGCAGGTGACGGACCAGATGGGGGCGCAGCAAGAGGCGCCCGCAGAGCCGCAGATGTTCAACGACGATGGTCCGCCGGAATACGATGCGCTGGTCAATGCCTTCGGTGGTAACGAGGCAGCCGCCATCGACTTCATCGCGCAGCAGCGTGCGCAGGAAGCAGCACAGTTCGCAGTCCAGCAGGCGATGGAGCAGTTTCAGGGGCAGGTCGCTCCGCTCGCGCAGCAGGCAGAGCAGTCGCAGTTGCAGCAGGCTGCCGCAGACCTGTCGTCGGTCTACGCCGATGACTACGAGCGGCTGGCTCCGCAGGTCGCAGAGTTCATCCAGCAGAACCCGGAGTACAACAATGCCCGGGGAATGTGGAGTGCGTTCGGGCTGGTCGCCGCTCACGACCAGCGACAGTCCCGTGCTGCCGCAGCGAAGAAGGCTGCCGCAGACAACGTCGGTGGCCGCGGTTCGGGTGGCGCATCCCGGCGTGACCGCGAGGCCGACGCAGCATCAGCGCTGATGGATGCCGTGTTCGACGCTGGATCCCGTCCAAACGGGTACGACGGGATCTAAATGCAACGCGGCCCGGAGGCCCGAAAACTCCGGGCCGCGCTTGCAAACAGCGTCTAGCGCTGGTGTAGTCTTCCGTTCGCAGGCACTTCCGTCGCCGGAATAAGGCGAGTGCCCCCGGCGGAAGACGGGAATAAGCCCAGTCAGAGCAGTTCGTTCATTTCTCTACTGGGGAGGTTTATTCCCAATGGCAACTATTCGTGAAGGCATGGTGGCCACCGCGGGGACCAACGCGGATCCCGGCAAGGTCACCCAGAAGCCCGACTGGGACAGCAAGATCTATGCGCTGGACCCTCCGGGCAGCCCCGGCCTGAAGATCCTTTCGGACAGGTCGGCAAAGAAGAACACGATCTCGTACGAGTTCAACTGGGTCAGTGACGTTCCTGTTCCGTACGTCTTCTCCAGCACCGCTGGGGCGTCGGACTCGGCAACGGCCCTGACCGTCGACGCGAACGCTGAGGCCGTGCAGGTTGGCGATCTCCTGAAGGTCCCGTCCACGGGCGAGGTCGTCAAGGTCGATGCCGTGAACACCGGCACCGGCGAACTCACCATCGACCGTGGCGCTCTCGGCACCACGGCCGCGGCTATTCCGGCCAACTCATCGGTGATGAACGTCCGGGCAGCGATCCCCGAGGGCAGCAAGGCCCCCGAGTCGCTGATGACCGTGCGCGAGAAGGTCACTAACTACACCCAGATCTTCCGCACTTCGGCCTACATGAGCCGCACGCTGGACGAGATGTCTCACTACGACACCGGCGGTCCCGGTGGGGAGTGGGCCTACCAGATCCGCAAGTCTGGTGAGGCTCACGCCCGCGCCATTGAGGAGGCATTCCTCCACGGCGTTCCGTCTGAGGACATCAGTGGGGCGAAGCCGGTCCGTACCACGGGCGGGCTTGACCACTTCCTGACCCAGAACGCGCTCACCCCCGCGGGTGGCACGCTGACTGAGTCGGACTTCATCGGCTGGCTGGAGGGCGCGTTCCGTTACTCCGTCAACCCGGGGAAGACCAACAAGGTGCTTCTCGCTTCCGGTGAGATCATGGCTGTGATCTCTTCGTGGGGTCTGGAGAAGTTGCGGCACAACGACCGCACGTCGGACAAGCACGGGTTCGTGGTCATGGACTACGTCTCGCCGTTCGGCACGGTCAACCTTGTCCGCCACGTTCTTCTGGAGGGTCCGTACGCAGGCAAGGGTTACCTGCTGGACATGGACGCGATCTACATGCGCTCGCTCCACTCCACCGAACTCCGGAACAACATTCAGGATCCGGACGAGGACAGCAAGCGGGCCGAGTACCTGACGGAACTCGGCTTTGAGATCGCCATGCCCGAGGCGCACGGCGTGATCACCGGAGTGGTCTACTAGGCGCTCCATGCAGTTCCGGTCGTGCCCCCTCCCTCCGGGGAAGGGGGCACGACCGCTTTCTACCGAGGACCGACCAAGGAGATTTCATCGTGAGCGCAATGCTCGTTTCCAAGTACGCCAACCTTCACCTGATCGTCCGGAACACTGAGACGGCGCTTGACCCCCAGCGTGGTCGCATCGTCACTGCTCCGGGCCGGGTCATCAAGTTCAACAACCACGTTGCACTGGTTGAGGACGAAGACCTGAAGATCATCACCGAGTCGCCGTCGTACATCGGTGCGACGACTGAGAAGGTTGTGTGGCTGGAGTCTGATGACGACTGCCCGACCTTCGGGCCGCGTGGGCGCCGCAACGTGGTGAGCGGAATGAACACTGGTTCCGTTCGCAAGGAGGTCGCCCCGGTCGAAGGCTGGGACAAGTTGACCGTCAAGGAGATCAAGGACGCGGTCGACTCTGGGCAGGTCAGCAACATCAGCGACGCCATCGCTTACGAAAGCCGCAAGGGTGGACGCCGCCGCAGCGGTGTGATCAAGGCGCTGTCGAACGCGCTGGACGCCGTGGAAGAAGGCGCAAAGCCTAAGCCCGCACGACAGCGGACCACTGCCGAAAAGGATGAGACGTTCGACGCTCCGGCGCCGTCCGACTCTGACAAGAAGTGATCAGCAACAAGACAGGCTGGCGGTCTTCCGAGGGATCAATGAACCGGATCGTTGACCGGAAGATGGCCCGCGTCCTGTTGTCAGGGGAATACCTGACAGGCGGTGAACCTCTTTCCGCAGACATCGCAGACCGTGGGACCCTTGTGGCAGTCAGCGTGTGGCCGCACCGGGTCAACGACGTTTCATACGAATGGAACGGAAGTTCCGCTGACCCCCGTATCGTGGCAGTGAGCAAGGACGGAGAGCAGTACTGCGGTGGGGAGATCATTTCTCCGCCGGTGTCTTTGACGATCGAAACCGTGGTGGAGGTCGGGTCGTGACGTTCGCGGAAATGGTTGAGCAGGTTCGACTCAGGTGTGGAATCAGCGCACAGGACACGCGCATGACCACCTACATCAAGTCGATGATCAACTCCGAGTACGCACGGCTGTGTGCCGAGCATTCGCTGCTGGAGAAGGTCGGAGACGTTTCTCTCGTCGCCAACTCCGAGTACGTCGACCTTCCTGACGACTGGCAGAAGACGATCCAGATCCGCACGGCCTCGTATGTGCTGGAACCGATCACTGCGCTGAAGTTTGCGGAATACAAGACCAGCGGTTATTCCGGTCGCTTTGTCTACACCGGCGAGGCGCCTGAGCGGATCAGGATCCTTCCGGTTCCAACCGTGACTATTCCGGCGGGGCTAACTCTGGTGTACGCAGCGCGTCCAGTCCAACTTGTCCACGACGACCAGACCGCGTTTGCAATCAGCCCAGCGTTCCAGCCGATCCTCCCCGCGCTCGCTTCGTATCACGTCCTGCTGGCCGAGGAGTCAGCAGACCTTGCCGCGATTGCGCTTCAGGAGTCGACGGCGCTGGAGGGGCGCATGGCTGCGGTGGCCACGAAGCGTGACGGCGAGGGGCAGTCGAAGATCCCGCCGCCACCTTCCCGTGTGGGGGTCTACTCGTAATGGCGCATGGTGCTGTCACGACGCTTCTCACTGAATCTCTTGTGGTCTTTGGACAGCACCGTGAAGAGAACACGGATCCCGAACTTGTCCCGGTGCTGAACGCGCTGGTGCAAACCACAGAACGCGCACTCCGCGTGTCAGTCAAACTGGAGGAAACATGAAGTCGAAGTGGCTTGCGCAGGGCGCAACCGGCCAGTGGGGCGGTATTGCGAACTCGCGCATTGACTGGGCGAACGACACCATCAAGGTCGCATTGATGACCGAGGCGTTCGTTCCTAACGAAAGTCAGTCGAACTGGGGTGAGATCGACGCCAACGAAACCAGCGGTGCTAACTACCCCGCTGGCGGAATGGCGATCGACAACAAGAGCGTCCAGTGGAGCAGCACTCGTCAGACCGTCGTGCTGGACGGTGACGACTGTGTTTGGCCCACGCTGACCGCGACGTTCCGCTGGGGTGTCATCTACAAGGTCGGCGGCACGGACGCGGACTCCCCGCTTATCGGGCTGGTGGATTTCGAGTCAAACCAGATCGTCAGTGACCTCACGTTCGCAATCGTCTGGGACGGGGACGGAATCCTGAACGCTTCGGTGGTGCCGTAATGGCCGACAACCTTTCGTGGACACCGGGAGCCGGTGCTGAGATTGCAACCGATCAGGCGACGGACGACACGCACGTTCAGATCGTCAAGTTGGCGCAGAGCGGGGACGGGAGCAAGGACCCGCTTCAGGCTGACAGCGACGGGATGCGCGTGGATGGCGCTTCGCGCGGGGAAACTCTGTCGGGCGGCATTGCGCTGTGCGACAGTCATTACCCCGTTGCAGCGAGTTTAGGTTACGGCTACATCCCCCCGAACAGCGCCCGGCGCTCCATCATCATCAACAACATAAGCGCTGCGAACATCTGGGTTGGCGGTCCTGCCGTTCAGGAAGGGCAGGGACTCTTGCTTCAGTCAGGGCAGATCGCGGTACTGGACAAGTCGCCGTGCGCTGCCATCTACATCTGGGCTGATAGCAGCAGCCGTGTGATGGTCAACTACTTCGAGGAACTGGACTAGCAACTGCGATGAGCAGCATCTTCCAGTCAACAAGCGGTGGCTTGCCCGTAGGAACTGTCGTCACTACCGCGCGTACGACAGCCCCCGAGGGTTGGATGCTTTGCGATGGCAGCGTCGTTCCGGCTGATTCCCCTCTCGGCATCGCACTACTCGCAGACGGTTCCCCATACGGGGATGACGGGACCAATCCGCGCATCCCTGCCATTCAGGGGCGAACGATTGTTGGCGACAACGGCGACGGCACTTATTCCGTTGGCGACACTGGCGGAGTTGAGCAGGTCACGTTGACGACTAACCAAATGCCGTCGCACGACCATTATGTGTATCTCAACGACTCCGGGCATAACCACTCGGCTATCTCAACCGCTGGGAGCGGCCCCGCGCAAAACGCATCGTGGACCGTGGGAGGCGCTGGCGCTGGTGGCGCTTCGTCGTTCGGCTGGACTGGCAGCAACGGGTCCAACGTCCGCGTCAGGACAGACAACAAGTGGGACTACACCCGTAATGCAGGCGGCGGACAGGCTCACGACAACATGCCGCCGTACATCGTCCTGAACCACATCATCAAGGCTGACCCATGAGCGTCGTCGTCCTTCCTTCGGGGCCGCCCACCGGTTCGATCATGCTGCACGCTGGTGCAGCGACCAACCCTGCGCCAGACGGCTGGCTGTGGTGCGACGGAGCGGAATACAACGAGGCTGACTACCCGACTCTCGCGGCTGCCTGCAACGGCATGTACGGAACAGCAAGCGCGGGCATGTTTCGTGTTCCGAACATGAGCGGTCGCGTGGCGATTGGCAGCGGGCACGACGGGACTGCGACGCGCAACCCCGGC